GTCCACTACACCGCCTGTCTGGCGAGGGAGGCCTCGCATGGCGATTGACGTGCGCCAACTGCGGCCGTCGATGCTGACGCGGATGCTGAACTCCACGCCGCTGGGCGAGGTGCTCGGCGACCGGCAGTTGCGCCGTCACCGCAACCGGGCGGGCTACCGCATCGGGGACGAGACGCACGTCGATCTCCTGCGCTATGCCGCGTGGCTCCTGTGGACGCGCCACAACCCCGAACCGGAGCCGGAGACTCGGGACTACGAGGCGATGAAGGAAGCCGCCCGCGCCCGCAACGCGGAGCTGTCGGCCATCGGTCGGGACATCGGCGACATCCCCGAGGTCGTCGACCCGCAGCGCAAGGCGCGAGCCGCGACCGACTTCCGGTTCTTCTGCGAGGCGTACTTCCCCGAGACCTTCAGCCTGCCGTGGTCGAGCGACCACCTGAAGGTGATCGCCAAGATCGAGACCGCCGTGTTGCGCGGCGGGCTGTTCGCGATGGCGATGCCACGCGGCAGCGGCAAGACCACGCTGGCGGAGACCGCCTGCATCTGGGCGATGCTGACCGGGGCACAGGAGTTCGTCTGCCTCATCGGCTCGGACGCCGGGCACGCCCGCAACATGCTGGAGAGCATAAAGGTCGAGTTCGAGACCAACGAGCGGCTGCTCGATGACTACCCCGAGGCGGTCTTCCCGATCCACGCGCTCGAGCGGATTCACAACCGGGCCAAGGGCCAGCTCTGCGGCGGCAAGGCGACGCGCATCGTCTGGACGGCGGATGAGATCGTGCTGCCGACCATCGCGGGCAGCAAGGCCTCGGGCGCGATCATCCGCGTGGCGGGGATCGAGAGCCGCATTCGCGGCATGAAGTTCAAGCGCGCCGATGGCCGGGCGGTGCGCCCGTCGCTGGTGGTGCTCGACGACCCGCAGACCGACGAGTCGGCCCGCAGCGATCAGCAGGTGCGGGCCCGGATGGAGACCTTGAACGGCGCGATCCTGAACCTGGGCGGGCCGGGGCAGAAGATTTCGGGCATCATGCCCTGCACGGTGATCCGGCCCGGCGACATCGCCGACCAGATTCTCGACCGCGACAAGCACCCGGCCTGGCAGGGCGAGCGCACCCGGCTGGTCTACGTCTTCCCGACGAACGAGAAGCTCTGGGACAAGTACGCCCAGATCCGCGCGGACAGCTTCCGTAACGACGGCGACGGCCACGAGGCCACGGAGTTCTACGGCAAGCACCGCAAGGAGATGGACGCGGGCGCGGTGATCGCCTGGCCCGAGCGCCACAACGGGGATGAGCTGTCGGCCATCCAGCACGCCATGAACCTGCGCCTCCAGGACGAGCGCGCGTTCTGGGCAGAGTACCAGAACCAGCCGCTGCCGCAGGAGGAAGGCGAGAGCGATCAACTCAACGCCGAGGCCATCGCCGCCAAGACCAACGGCCTGCTGCGCGGCGTAGTGCCCATCGGGGCCAGCCATCTGACCATGTTCGTCGACGTGCAGGGCAAACTGCTTTTCCACGCCGTGGTCGCCTGGGAGGACGATTTCACCGGGTACGTCGTGGACTACGGCACCTACCCCGACCAGCAACGCCCGGTTTTCGCCCTGCGCGAGGTGCAGAAGACACTCGCCCGCGTCGCGCCGGGCACTGGGTTGGAAGGCTCGATTTACGCCGGGCTGGAGAAGCTGACCGACTCGTACCTCGCCAAACGCTGGCGGCGCGACGACGGGGCCGAGATGCGGATCGAGCGGTGCCTGATCGACGCCAACTGGGGCCAGTCCACGGACGTGGTCTACCAGTTCTGCCGCCAGAGCGCCCACGCCGGTCTGATCATGCCGAGCCACGGTCGCTACGTCGGCGCGTCGAGCGTCCCGTTCAGCGAGTACAAGCGCAAGAAGGGCGAGCGGATCGGACTGCACTGGCGCGTGCCCACCGTCCAGGGCCGCCGCCAGGTGCGCCACGTCGTCATCGACACGAACTACTGGAAGAGCTTCGTCCATGCACGGCTCGCCGTGGCGATGGGCGATCCCGGCAGCCTCTCTCTCTTCGGCCGCAAGCCCGGCGACCACCAGCTCCTGGCCGAGCACCTCACCGCCGAGTACCGCGTGAAAACTGAGGCCCGGGGCCGCGTGGTGGACGAGTGGAAGATCCGCGCGGGCGGGCCGGACAACCACTGGCTCGACTGTCTGGTCGGCTGCGCCGTGGCGGCGTCGATGCAGGGCTCCGTGTTGCCGGGGACCGATGCCAAGGTTGCGCCCGCCCGTGCGCCGATCCGGCTCTCCGAGCTTCAGAAAGGGAGACGCTGATGGGCACGCCAGGAGACAAGAGGGAACCCGCATTCAAGCGTGGGCTGGAATGCCCCGACTGCGGGTGCGCCCATTTCCGGGTGCTCTACACCCGCCGCGCCTGGGGCGGCCGCCTGCTGCGCCGCCGTGAATGCCGCCACTGCGGGCGGCGCGTGACGACGTATGAGCAGACCTCGGAAAACGCCCGCCAAGTTCTACATGCGTAACTATCTGCCGATTTTCTGCATGGTTCCCGCCACTTCGCGTTTTCGCCGGGTAAGTAACCCGTAGACGGCCGATGGTCGGCCGCCGACGGGAGAAAACCGTGGCTGAGAACCTCGACACCAAGATCCGCGACAACGCCGCCGGACCCAAGCGGGCCAGCGGCGATTCAGGCAGCGTCGAACAGCATTCGCTGACCGACCAGATCGCGGCCGACAAGCACCTCGCCAGCAAGGCGGCGGCATCGGTGAAGGGCCTGGGCATCCGTCGGATCAAACTTTCACCACCGGGGGCGGATTGATGTGGCCGTTCGGAAAACGTAGACCCGACGCGCCGCGCCGCATGGCGCACGCGATCCGCGCCCGCTTCGACGCGGCGATCACCAATGCCGACAACGCGCGGCACTGGGCCAACGCCGACGGCCTGTCCGCCGATGCGGCCGCGTCGCCCGACGTGCGGCAGACGCTCCGCAACCGCAGCCGCTACGAAGCGGCCAACAATAGCTATGCGCGGGGCATCGTCCTGACGCTGGCGAACGACATGGTCGGCACAGGACCCCGCCTGCAACTGCTCTCGGACGACACCGAGGCCAACGACCGGATCGAGACCGCATTCGAGGACTGGGCCCGCGAAATCCACCTGCCCGCCAAGCTGCGGATCATGCGCATGGCCAAGGCCGTCGATGGCGAGGCATTTGCCCTGCTGACGGCGAACCCGCTGCTGCGCTCGCCCATCAAGCTCGATCTCCAACTGATCGAGGCGGACCGCGTCGCCAACCCCGACGCCCGGCTGATGACCGACGCGGCGGTGGACGGCATCGAGTTCGACCGCTACGGGAATCCCCGCCGGTATCTGGTGCTGCGGCGGCATCCCGGCCAGACGGGATTCGCGCTGGCGATGGACGGCGTCGACCGCGTACCCGCCGAGGCGGTGATCCACTGGTTCCGTTCCGACCGCCCCGGCCAGCATCGCGGCATCCCGGAGATCATGCCCGCACTTCCACTCTTCGCCCAGTTGCGTCGATACACGCTGGCGGTCCTGGGTGCGGCCGAGACCGCCGCCGATTTCGCGGCGGTGCTGTTTACCGACGCGCCCGCCAACGGCGAGGCGGCCGCCGTCGAGCCGATGGACATCGTCGAACTCGAGAAGCGCATGGCCACGGTGCTGCCGGACGGCTGGAAGCTCGGCCAGATCAAAGCCGAGCAGCCGGGCACGACCTATGGCGAGTTCAAGCGCGAGCTGCTGAACGAGATCGCCCGCTGCCTGAACATGCCCTTCAACGTCGCGGCGGGCAACTCCTCGGGCTACAACTATGCGTCCGGGCGGCTCGACCACCAGACCTACTTCAAGTCCATCCGCGTAGAACAGGCCGACTGCAACGGCGTCGTGCTCGACGCACTGCTCAATGCGTGGCTGACCGAGGCCCGCCTGCTCGCGGACTTCTCCTTCCTGGCTGGCGCGGAATCCCTGGCCCACCAGTGGTTCTGGGACGGCACCGAACACGTCGACCCGGCCAAGGAAGCGAGCGCCCAGGCCACGCGCCTGGCGAACAACACCACGACGCTGGCCAGCGAATACGCCCGGCAGGGCAAGGACTGGGAAACCGAACTGCGCCAGCGGGCCAAGGAAAAGCAGCTCATGAAGGAGCTGGGACTGGCCGAGGCCGAATCCCAACCGCAACCCGACGAGGAGGAAGACAACGATGCCCAAGACGCATGACAGACAGCCCGAGTTCGTGACGATGCGCGGTCCTTTGACGATCCAGGCGGCGGAAAGCGACAGCACGCTGCCGCAGTTCCGCATGGTCGCCTATACCGGCGGCCTCATGGAGATCGCCGGATTCCCGCACCCGGTCGTGGTCGATCTGGCGGGTCTCGACATTCCGTCGCAGAACCTGCCGATCCGCCTCGACCACGAGCGCCGCCAGGGCGTGGGCCACACGCAGCGCGTGCGTGTCGAGAACGCCCAGCTTGTCGCCGAGGGGCTGATCAGCCGCGACACCTCGTGGGCGCGGGACGTGGCCAAGAGCGGGGTCAACGGATTCCCGTGGCAGGCCAGCATCGGCGCGGCGGTGGTCGAGGCGGAGTTCATCCCCGCCGGGGCCACGGTCGCGGTCAACAAGCAGCAGTTCACCGGGCCGGTGCATGTGGTGCGCCGGGCGGTGCTCAAGGAGATCAGTTTCGTCGACAGCGCCGCCGACCCGAACACGACGGCCCGGGTCGCGGCACAGGACAAGGAGTCGGAAACCGTGAAAGGCAGAAAGGAAGACGACATGGACACCAAGGACAAGCGGGAAGATACGGACATCCGGGCACAGGCGGGAGGCGGCAAGGAGACCGCGACCGTCGACGATCCGGTCAAGGCGATGCGGGCCGGTGCCGCCGCCGAGAGCAAGCGGATCGCCGGGATTCGCAAGATCACCGACGGGAAACACCCCGACATCGAGGCCAAGGCCATCGAGGATGGGTGGGACGCGACGAAGACCGAGCTGGAGGTGTTGCGGGCCTCGCGCCCCAAGGCTCCGGCCCATGACGGCGGCACGCCAAACGGCGCGAAGGTGCTGGAAGCCGCAGCCCTGATGACCGGCGGTCTGCGCGGCGACGCTCTTCTCAAGAGCCACGGCGAACAGGTCGTCGAGGCGGCCGACAAGCGTTTCCGCAACCGCCTGGGACTGCACCAGCTTCTGCTGGAGGCGGCGTGGGCCAACGGCTGCGACGTGCGCTTCTTCCGGGACGATCCCGAGGCGGTGCTGCGGGCCGCGTTCAGCACGTTCACGCTGCCGGGCATCCTCTCCAACATCGCCAACAAGTTCCTGCTGGACGGATTCGAGTCGGTCGAGCAGTCCTGGCAGCGGATCGCGGCCACGCGCAACGTCAAGGACTTCAAGACCGTCACCAGCTTCCGGCTGACCGGCGGCTTCGAGTACCAGGAGGTCGGGCCGGACGGCGAGCTCAAGCACGCCGAGGTCGGCGAGGAGAGCTTCACCAACCAGGCCAAGACCTACGGACGGATGTTCGGCCTCACGCGCACCGACCTGATCAACGACGACATGGACTCGCTGTCCGCGATCCCGCGCAAGATCGGTCGCGGCGGGGCGCTGAAGCTCAACAAGGTCTTCTGGGCCACGTTCCTCGACAACGCCGCGTTCTTCACGACCGGCCACAAGAACTACCTGGCGGGCGCGGACACCGTGCTCTCCATCGACGGGCTGACGACGGCGGAACTGATGTTCCTCGAGCAGGTCGACCCCGACGGCAATCCGCTGGCCATCGAGCCGCGCACGCTGCTGGTGCCTCCGGCCCTGAAGGTCCAGGCGGAACTGCTGATGAGCAGCCTGAAGGTCAACGAGGCCTCCAGCAAGCCCAAGCCGAGCGACAACCCGCACGCGGGCAAGTTCGGCGTGGTCACCAGCACGTACCTCAGCAACGCGGCGATGTCCGGAGCCAGCGCGAAAGCCTGGTATCTCCTGGCCGAGCCGACGGACCTGCCGGTGATCGAGGTCGCGTTCCTCGACGGCAAGCGGCAGCCCACCGTCGAAAGGGCCGAGGCGGAGTTCAACAAACTGGGCATCCAGTTCCGTGGCTACTTCGACTTCGGCGTCAGCCGCCAGGACTACCGGGGCGGCGTGAAGATGAAGGGCGAGGCGTAAACCACATTCCACAAGGAAGGAGTGACGAGACATGGCAACGGCAAGATTCATTCATGACGGCAACAGCATCGACTACACCCCCGGCGCGAACGTAAGCGCGGGAGACGTGGTCGTGCAGAACGACCTGGTCGGCATCGCCAAGGTGGACATCGTCGCGGGCAAGCTCGGGGCGCTGGCCGTCACGGGCGTGTTCGACGTGCCCAAGGCGACCGGGGCCGGAACGGCCATCGCGGCGGGCGCGAAGGTCTACTGGAATGCGGGTGCCAGCCAGGCGACCACCACGGCGACCGGCAACAAGTATCTGGGCAAGACGGTGCGCGACGCCTCGGACGACGATGCGCTCGCTCGCGTGCGGCTGGAGCAGTAGGCGATGCCCGACGTTCTCCAACAAGGCTCGCAGTGGCTGGAGCAGATGCGCACTGCGCACTGTTCTAGCCCGGTCGAGTACCGCAGGCCGCCGGACGCCAGAACCGTCCACGCGACCTACGGGAGAACGCGGTTCGAGGTCGCCGACGAGTCTGGCCTGACGGTCGACGCCCAGTCCTGGGATTTCCTGATCCTGGCCGACGAGCTGGGACTCGTCCCGGAACCTGGCGACGTGATCGCGGCCAACGGGCGGCGATATGAAGTCATGAACCTGGGCGGCGAGGGCTGCTGGCGCTGGAGCGATCCGTACCGCCAGACCTACCGCATCCACACCAAGGACATCGGAGCCGATTTGTGAACGAGATGACCATCAGCAACGACTTCCGGGCGGCGTGCGAGCGCGAGTTCGAGGAAATCCGCGTCAAGCTCGACCGGCTCGACGAGGCGATCCGTGGCAACGGCAAGCCCGGCATCACGCTGCGCCTGGACCGGCTGGAGCAGGATGCCAAAAGGCTGTCCCGGCTGGTGTGGATGGTCGTCGGCTCGGCGGTGACGGCGTTCGCGTCGGTCCTGGTGGCTTGGATTACCGGATAAAGGAGCGCGCATGAACAACATTGTCATGAGAAGGATCGAGGTGACGGCGGACTACCAGCCGGTCTCGAACGTGCAACTGATCGCATCGGTGACGATCTCCTGCCTGCCGACCAACGGCGGCACGATCTATCTCCGTGGCGACGACGGGTCCGATGTGCCCTGGGTGCCGGGCGAATGGCACGTATTCAAGAACGTCAACCTCGGTGAGATCGTCGTCAAGGGCACGCCCGGCGACGTGGTGACCGTGGTCGGGGGGACCTGGTAATGCCCTACGGCGGAACAATCTTTTCGACGGTCAATGCCGACCTCGTCCAGACGGACGTGGACGGCATCGTCCAGGGGCTGACCGGCCCCGCCGGGATGACCCTTTCGGAGGTGCAGGACCGCCTGAACCTCGGGCTGTTCGACCCCGGGATGATGCCCTATTTGCAGATGCTCCAGATGGATCTGGGCTACTACCTCTACAACTCGATGTGGGGGTGGGAGCCGTGGCTTCAGACCGTGGATCGTTCGATCAACGACGGATTCCGTTACCATCTTTACGACCAGAACGCCTGGCAGCCGTGGATGCAGACCATCCACAACGATCTCTACAGCCAGATGAGCATGATGCCGTGGCTGGAGACGATCCGCTACGACCTCCAGAGCTACCTCTACAACTGGAACTGGATGAACGAGCCGTGGCTCCAGACGGTGGACCGCTCGATCAACGACGGCTTCTACTACCACCTCTATGACCAGACCAACTGGCATCCGTGGCTCCAGACGATTCACAACGATCTCTTCAGCCAGATGAACATGGTTCCGTGGCTGGAGACGATCCGCTACGACAACCAGTACTACTTCCACAACATCAACGGGGGCTGGGGCGACGAGCCGTGGTTGAAGACCGTCGACCGGTCGATCAATGAGGGCTTATACAACCACCTCTACGATCAGAACGCCCTGCAACCCTGGTTCCAGACGGTCCACAACGACCTCTACAGCCAGTGGAACATGATGCCGTGGCTGGAGATGATCCGCTACGACCTCCAGAGCTACCTCTACAACTGGAACTGGATGAACGAGCCGTGGCTCCAGACCGTGGATCGGTCCATCAACGACGGGTTCTACTACCAGCTCTACGACCAGAACTCCGGACAGCCGTGGTTCCAGACCATCCACAACGATCTCTACAGCCAGATGAGCCTCATGCCCTGGATGGAGATGACGAACTACGACCTGCGCTACTACCTGTTCAACCAGTGGAACTCGCAGCCGTGGATGGAGACGCTGACCTACGCCGTCGACGGCAATTTCTACAGCATGCTTTACGACCAGAACGCCTGGCAGCCGTGGATGCAGACCATCAACAACAACCTCAACAGCTACCTCTACGACTGGATGAATGGCCGCCCTCTCTTGGAGAGCGTGCGGGATGAGTTGTCGGCTGTGCGGGCCGTGCTCGAGGACGTGCATGACGCCGCGCAGCATGCGTTGAGAACCGTGTAACAAGGAAAGGATGAGAGCAGATGAAGCCTGAACTCAAGATCGCGAACGTGGACGGCAAGAAGGCCCTTGTGGTCAATGGCAGGTCGCTGCTGAACAAGCAGCAGGTGACCGAGCAGATCGCCGCCCTCAACGAGCGCATGACCAA